GAGTGGTGTCCTCTTGTCGAAGTGCCAGAACCGCATGGACGGCTGATTGATGAGGCTATCGTTCTCGAAATGATCAGAAAATCTATGGGAATAAAGGATTTATCATTTTTGTATCACGCAGAAAAGAGCGTAGTTAATGAGATTTTTCATGCACCAACAGTGATTGAAGCGGAGGGAGAAGGATGAGTTATGGCAGTGAATACATTGCTGATTATTCTTATGAAATAGAACAATCACAAAAGAGATGGGAATCATTATATATTACAGCGTCTATTGAGGCGAGCAAAGGTATTTGGAGAACAAAAGATGGAAATGTGATATGCGTTAATGAAATGGAGACGGGGCACATCAGAAACTGTATCAATATGCTTGAGAGAAACAATGTTCCTGTTCGTAAACCGTATATAACAATGTTCGAGAAGGAGTTGCAAAGAAGGGGTGAGAAGGATGAGCAGACTTGATGATACTATTTCTGATGTTGCTTATATTCTGGACGCTTTGAGGGCATACCGGAACATAGTAGAAACTGGCGATTGTAACAGATGCAAGGTGAAAAAAGGATGCGAGTATGTGCCGAAGCTAGGACAGCTTGTGAGATACAACTGTCCATTTTACGATAGAACGGAGGGCGAGTGATGAGCAAAGTATACGATGTTTTCGCTGACGAATACATAGATGCAGAAGAGATGGATCCGGCTGCGCCGCCAGAACGATACAAGGAAATTACACCTGATCTTCTCATCAAGAACGCTGCACGATGGTTGCGCGAAGGATTGAAAGAAGCGGAGGGCGAGTGATGTACGGCGATGTCCTTAATGAGAAGGATTGGAGTGGATATTTCGTAACATGGTCAGAACAATTAAGCTATTGCGATTCAGAAGAAGACATCTACAGAAAACTCAAAACATTCAAGGAAGAGTTTAACTCAGCCTATGGAAAACTAAGCCGCAGAAAGAGAAAAAAAGATGGATTTAGATATATGGAGGGCGAGTGATGACACTGGAAGAAGCGATTGATCATTGTGAAGAAGTAGCCAAAGAAAATGAGAAAGATTTTCGCCTGTGTCCATATCCGTCTCAAGAGTGCAATGGTAGTCAAGATTGCAGATGTTTGGAGAATGGATCAGGTAAAGGATGCCTAAAATGTGCCGCCGAACACAGACAGTTCGCGGAATGGCTGAGAGAACTGAATGAGTTGAGAAAACGGAATGCTTTCGGCACAAATGTCGGTGATATGATTTACAGGCAGGCGGCGATTGATGTATTAAGAACCTGTTACGACACCGAAGCTATTACATATACCAATGGCAACAAGTATATCAGTTATGATCAAGCATTGGATTTATTTGATGAGTTGCCATCCGCACAGCCACAATACGAAGAACTCACACCAGAAGAAGCGGCATCAGAGATCGCAAGCGGAAGTACAATGTCTGCTTGGTATTGGCTCGATGACATGACACGGCTAAAACAAATGGGGTATGCAATATGCAGGAAAAGATTATAAAAGATGACACGATCAACAGACAGACGGAGCTTGATTTGATTGAACACATGAAACCTTATCATCAAACGTCAGATGATATTGTAGAAATGGTTCATAATATGCCATCCGCACAGCCTGACTCGTGTGAATATTACGCATTATGCAGACACGGCAGAGACGAAAACAAATTCCGTACAATGTTGAAGTTGTGTGAATACTGTAATGAAGATTCTGATGGTTATGTAAAGCCAGTTGAGAAGAATGGGCACGCATTTATACGATTTGGAATGACCGGGTGGGAACTGAGTTTAAAAGCAAATGGATGGCATGGAAGCGCAAAAATCAGGTACTGCCCTATGTGCGGAAGAGATTTGCTTGTGAAATGAGGTAGGAAGAATGAAGAAAGATGAAAGGTCGAAAGCAATCGAAGCATGGAACCGGCGAGCGGAGCCGGATCAGGAGGGGAGAGAATGAATGATACTAAAAAATATATTGTTGAGTTCACAGAGGAACATATGAGGGTACTGCATAAGGCCGTTGAGATGTACATGAGGCTTATGATGGGACAGGACTGGGATTTTTCAGAAGAGATTGCAGGCCTTGGCATGGATTTATCCACCGACAATCCAAGACACAAAGAACTATTCAATCTGTTTCTCCTGAAGCGTGAAGATATTCGATATGTCATGCGTTCAGTGTTTCATATAGCTTTTGGACATGCGGGTGTTCCAGAAGAAAAGACCGATGACATGCTGACTGCAGAAACCATCTGGGATGCAATACGAACGTCCAGAGGTGTGAACCGATGGGATAAAGCATATCAATGGGGCAAAGAACCAATTCCGAAAATAGAGGTGATTGAATGAGTATAAATGCTTTCCCAATTTGCGGCTTTGAGTGTTGCAATTTTTACTACGATGGGAATTGCATGAACAAAGATGCATTTGATGAATGTGAACTGAACAATCAGGAAGAGGCGATACCGGTATCATTCATCAGGGATTGGTTCAAAGAGCACTATGGTACAGAGCTGTGCGCTCTGGTAGATGCATGGGTGGTGCACGGTAAAGATGTGAAAGGAAAAGGGAATTCAGAAGAATGAAATGTGCGGTATGCGGCAGAGAGCTCCGTACAGAGGCAAGCCGGATCCGCGGCATAGGACCGGTTTGTCTGCATCGACAGAAAGGAGAGATGACGCCAGATAGTGATGATTACGAGGAGATACCTGGGCAGATGAGTCTCTTCGATCTGGTAGGCGATGAGGGATCTGTAGCCTTCGATAAGGATGCTTTCATTAGTGAAGCATCGTCAGCCTTTATGCGGAAGCTGAAGTCTCATCTGGACATAGGAGAAGCCGATGAGACAAAGATTCTCGGTATGGTCTGCCCTATTGTGGAATATGCAATTCTGATTTCAGAGTGAAAAATGGGGAGGTACGGATAATTGGAAGCAGTAACCGAAAGTACGGAAAAGAGATTTGTAGTACTATTGCAGGAAGACTTAGACAGGATGTTTGAGAAGGCCGCGAGGATAGGAGCAAAGGCGGCCATCACAAAGTATGAGACAGAAATTAGGAACACGGGCAGACGAAAGCTGCATAATACAGACCTGCTGCTCCGGAATTACAGGGTGCTGCGAGAAAGCATGGCTAATGCCGTCGATGACATTCAGCAGTTTGAGAATGATCTGGAGGCGGATGAAATCCTGGCCATGATGCTAAACAAGGAGACGGACGAATCTATCGCAATACAGTCTATCAAGCGAAGCAAAGCGAGGACGGCGATCATTATTAAGCACATTGATACGATGCTTGACATCTACCAGGTGTATTGTGCTAAGTCCCAGGACGGTACGGACATGAGAAGGTATGAGGCAATCATGGATCGGTATATTCGTGATGAGGAATATACGGTGGCTGAGATCGCGGAACGCTTCTTCGTGTCCGAGAAGACCATCTACAGGGATCTTTCTATTGGAAAAACCAAGCTGGCAGCGCTCATTTTCGGCATCGACGGGCTCAACATTCGCTGAGTTTTTAAGGGTTTTCCGCTTCCGGACATAAAAAATGCTCATGAGAAAAAGGTTGGGAAGACACGTGAGAAAAGATATGTTACAATGGTACCCATAAAATTCTGATTATTGAAGTTCGGGCCACTCTCTGGGAGACGAGGGTGGCCTTTTGCATGGAATCTATTCCGGAAAGGGGGACAGCAGACAGGAATCCGGGCGCTCCTCATGTAGACCAACACGATGCATAGAGGAGGAATCATATGACTGGTATCATTTTTCTCATCGCGTACACAGCGATCATGCTTGGTGCGACGATGATTTTTTCACACAGGTACGATAATACGGATAATTTCTATGTTGGAAACCGAGGACTGAAGCCGGTTGCCGCTGCTATGAGCATCGCTGCTACATGGATCTGGGCACCGGCTCTTTTTACGTCTGCAGAAAAGGCGTATACGAGTGGTTTTGCAGGACTGTTCTGGTTCACGGTTCCCAATATCCTATGCCTGCTGTTCTTTATTCCATTCGCAAAGAAAATCAGAAGAGAGATGCCGGCGGGCATAACGCTCTCCGGTTTCATACATCAAAAATACGATTCAAAACCTGCGAGGAATGTATATCTCGTCCAGCTCTCGGCACTGTCCGTCCTTAGTACCGGTGTGCAGTTGCTCGCTGGCGGTAAGATCATGAGCATGGTGACAGGGATCCCGTTCCCGGCCATGACGATAATCCTCGCAGCCATTGCATATTCTTACTCGCAGATCTCCGGTATACAGGCATCTGTTATTACGGATGATCTGCAGATGATTCTGATGCTTGGAGCCTGTGCCCTGTTTATTCCGTGGGCTCTGGCCAAACCTGACGGGATCTCGAACCTGGTGCAGGGTCTTGGTGGTTTCTCTGGTGAGTATGGACATGTATTCTCCCAGAAAGGCCTTGAAGTATTCCTTGGATTCGGCCTGCCGACGGCAATCGGCCTGATCGCTGGCCCGTTCGGGGACCAGTGCTTCTGGCAGAGAGCTTTCGCTACGGATGAAAAGAAGATTGGAAAGGCTTTTGGCCTGGGCGCTTTCTTCTTCGCGATCGCTCCCATATCCATGGGTATCCTTGGATTCATTGCAGCGGGTTCAGGATTCGTGCCGACGAGCACAAGCACGGTAAACTTTGAGCTCATTACCTCTATATTTCCAAAGTGGACTGTGGCACCGTTCCTATTCATGCTGATTTCCGGTTTATTGTCGACGGTTGATAGTAATCTGTGTGCTTTTTCCTCCCTGGTGAATGATTTGTGCATGAAGAAGAATGACAAGAAAGCGGCACGGCTGTCTATGCTGGCGCTATCTGTCGCCGGAATCGCTATTGCGAATATTCCGGGGCTGACGGTGACACAATTATTCCTCTTCTACGGTACGCTCCGGGCCACGACTTTACTGCCAACGGTGATGACCTTGCTCAATGTAAGGCTCACCGGGTCCGGGGTGACCGCAGGAGTGATCACTGCACTTTGTGCTGGGCTTCCTGTATTCGCCTACGGGAACATAATGAACATCTCGGCATATAAAACCATAGGGAGCCTGTTAACGGTGCTCTCAGCCGGTTTTATAAGCATCCTCGTGAGCCGAGCGGAGCTCTCGATTGAAAAAGCCGATCATCCCTGACCGTTTGCAGACGGTTCTGATCATGATGCAGCGCCTCCTACTTTCGAAAGGAGGCACAAGGGAATGAAGATTGTGCAGAAGAAACTCTCCGACCTGAAGAAGCCGGAGAAAAATGTGCGGGTGCATACGCAGCAGCAGCTCGCTGAATTCGAGCGGAGCGTCCGTATGTTCGGACAGATCCGCCCGATCGTCATCGACGAGGATAATATGATACTGGCAGGCAACGGCCTTTACGATGCGCTCATTAAGATGGGCGAAACGAAGGCCGACTGCTTCCAGTACTTGGATCTGACGGAGAACCAGAAGAAAAAGCTGATGATCGCTGACAATAAGATTTTCTCTCTGGGTATCGACAACCTCGATGTGTTGAATGAGATCATTGAAGATTTGAAGGATGACCTGGACATACCGGGTCTTGACGAGGAGCTCCTTCGTCAGATGGTATCGGATGCCGATGAGGTTACGCAGAAGATCGCTGAATACGGAACTATGGATGATGCTGAGATCGCCGTATTGAAGGCAAAAGCACAGGAACAGCCGTCAGAACAGGAAGAGGCGAAAAACACTTCTACGGTCATTTCCGGAGGCGACAGCAGCACTCCAGACCAGACACCTCCCGGCGGGGAACAGGGTGAGACGAAACGCTACGTCATCTGCCCGTCCTGTGGCGAAACAATATGGCTATAAAACGATGCAGTGCTGCCATTGATGTCGTGGAGGCGGCCCGGATCCGCGTCATGAACACATTCCGGAATGGCGTGCCGGTGTATATGTCGTTCAGCGGAGGGAAGGACAGCCTTGTTATGGCCGATGTCGTGCTGAAGCTGATCCAGCAGGGGAAGATCGATCCGTCGCTTCTCTGGGTGCATTTTATAGACGAGGAAGCGATTTTCGATTGCATAGATGAAACCGTCAGGATATGGCGGAAGAAATTCCTCATGGTAGGTGCGCACTTCGAATGGCTCTGTCTTGAGGTGCGTCATTATAACTGCTTCAATCAGCTGACCAACGATGAATCCTTCATATGCTGGGACAGCACAAAGAAGGATGTGTGGGTACGGCAGCCTCCGTCATTTGCCATTCTCAGTCATCCGCTTCTTCGTCCTCGTGTGGATAATTACCAGGCGTTTTTGCTAAGGCGGTGCCGGGATGGTATCACCATGACGGGGATCAGGACGACGGAATCAATACAACGCCTTCAGAATGTGGCTGCGATGTTCACGAGTGGGGCGAAAATGTCGAAAAAGCATCAGGTTTTTCCGATCTATGACTGGACAGACAACGATGTGTGGCTGTACCTGCTTCGGGAAAAGATCGACATCCCGGTCATATATCTGTATCTCTGGCAGTCAGGGATGAGTAAGAGAGCGCTGCGCGTTTCGCAGTTCTTCTCCATAGACACGGCCAGGTCACTTGTCAAGATGAACGAGTATTACCCTGACTTGATGGATCGGATCATCGAACGCGAACCGAATGCTTACCTCGCGGCGCTGTACTGGGACAGCGAAATGTTCGGCCGAAACAGCCGCACCCGCAGGGAACTGGAAGGAAAACAGAAAGAGCGGGACTACAAGCAGGAGCTGATCGACATTTTCAATCACCCGGAGAGGTACTTCGAGACGGATCATCAGAAGATGGTTGCAGAAAGATATAGAAAGCTGTTCATGAAGGTTTCGTTATTTGCCGACAACAAGGATTATAAGCAGATGTATGAAGGCCTGATGTCCGGGGATCCGAAACTGCGGACGCAGAGGGCGCTGTACCAGAACATCTACACAAAGTATATCAAGACTGGGCTCACGGAGGCGAGGAATGGACAATGATTTGAAGAAACCGCTGTCCACGCTGCAGTGGGTGGCACATGATAAGCTGAAAGCGAATGACTACAACCCAAACAGGGTATCGAAGCAGAATCTGGAACTGCTCACACAGTCCATCCTCACGAATGGATGGACACTGCCGATAGTTGTACGTCCTGACTACACGATCATCGATGGATTCCACCGGTGGCTCGTATCCGGGAAGGAACCACTGCTTAGCATGCTCGGGGGCATGGTGCCTTGTGTGATCGTGGATCACAAGGATAAGGCTGAAGATATGTACGGCACGGTGACTCATAACAGGGCCAGGGGCGAACACCTCTTGGAGCCCATGAAGCAGATCGTAAAGCAGCTCATCTCTGAAGGCAAGACAGTGCAGGAGATCGGCAAGCAGCTGGGCATGAGGCCGGAAGAAGTCTTCCGGCTCTCTGACTTCAGCAAAGAGGACTTCCTGCGCATGATGACGAAAGATGTGACCGGCTATGGCCGAGCACAGTTCATCACAAAGCTTTGAGAGAGATGTGCAAGGCATGCGGGCGGGCGCGGTGCAGTGCACGGCAGGCTCGTTTGCCACACAAAACTATAACGAACAGGGAGGATGTCGGCGATGGCAAGACAAAGGAGTCCCGACAGCGAGAAAGCTGAAACGCTCTATCGCAAGGGCATGAAGCTTGCAGACATCGCTGACAGACTCGGTGTTCCTGCAGCAACCGTCAGGCGATGGAAAAGTACACAGCACTGGGACGAATCAAAGAAGGGAAAGCCAGACAAAAGCGAACGTTCAAAGCGAACAGCCAAAGCGAGCGCAAAGCGAACGCCAGACGGAAATGTTCGGAAACGCGGAGGGCAGAAAAACAATGTCAATGCTGTAGGTGGCCCCGGAGGCGCTGCCCCGTTCGGGAATCAGAACGCAGTAAAACATGGGGCATATCGTCAGCCAAACCTTGATCTGCTGTCCGATGAAGAACGCGAGATGCTGCTTGAATTGGAAGATGACGAGGAAACACAGCTGATTTATCAGATCCATATGTACACGGTAAGCGAACGCAGGATGATCAAGGCGATGAATAAGCTGATGGGTCTGGATGAGAACGCCGCAGGAGGAATGGGACTGTTTGTCGAACAGGCTGTTCGGGAGGAGTCAAAGAGAACTTTCAAGAACAAGGAAGAGGAAGAACAGTATAGGGCGGCCATTCAGAAACAGATCGACAAGGGAGACCGGCTACCAGGAGAATTCTATAAGCTGACAACGGTGACGAGATCGACTATCGACCAGGTGCTTCGGATTCAGCAGCAGCTCACGACGGTGCAATCCAAGAAGACCGAAGCGATCAAGGCACTTTACCAGCTGCGCATGGACAGAAAGAAACTGGACGCCGAAGAGAACGGCAACGTTGCGGTACATGCGTGGATCGAAGCGTTGATGGACATAGAAGGAGGCGGGTCCAATGGATGACGCAACAGCTGCGAAGTTTATCCGACAACGACTCCCCTTATGGAGATCTGATCCGATCCGTTTTGCTGACGAATTGCTCTCCTTTACGCCAGATGACTGGCAGAGAGATGCCCTGCTGGATCTTCGGGATCACAAGCGTGTGTCTATTAAGTCCGGTCAAGGTGTTGGAAAGACGGGACTTGAGGCTGTCGCCTTTCTCTGGTTCTTTACCTGTTTTAGCTATACGAGAGTGGTGGCCACTGCTCCAACAAAGCAGCAGCTGCATGATGTCCTCTGGGCCGAGATCGACAAGTGGATGTCTCGATCACCTCTGCTGTCTCAGATGTTGAGATGGACAAAGACGCATATTTATATGGTCGGATTTGAAAAGCGGTGGTTTGGCGTGGCCAGAACGGCCACACGGCCTGAAAATATGCAGGGTTTTCACGAGGACAATATGCTGTTCATCGTCGATGAGGCATCAGGTGTCGCGGATCCGATCATGGAGGCCGTACTCGGCACACTGACAGGTCCCAACAATAAGCTGCTCCTGTGCGGCAACCCGACACGGACATCTGGCACGTTCTATGATTCACAGACCAGAGACCGTTCGCTTTACAAGTGCCACACAGTATCGTCCATGGACAGCAAAAGGACGAACAAAGAGAGCATTGATTCGCTGATCAGGAAATATGGATGGGACAGCAATGTGGTCCGAGTCCGTGTCCGCGGCGAGTTTCCTAATCAGGAAGATGATGTCTTCATAGCGCTGTCTTTGATCGAGCAGTGCAGCAGCAGGGTGTATGAGCTGCCAGAGGAAATGGAGATGCCATTCGTCACGCTGGGCTGCGACGTGGCTAGATTCGGGGATGATGAGACGATCATCTATCGGAACTACAGGGGTCACTGCAAGCTCGTTTTCAAGAAGCGTGGACAGGATCTGATGGCTACGGCCGGTGAGCTCGTACATCAGTTCCTTAAGGTCAAGGAGGAATATCCGGATTATGACGGCAGGGTGTACATCAATATTGACGATACCGGCCTTGGCGGTGGCGTTACGGACCGGTTGAGAGAGGTCAAAGCAGAACGGAGGCTCGGGAAAATGTTCATTATCCCGATCAATGCTGCAGAGAAGATTGAGACTGACACGGCTGCCGGCAAGAAATCAGCAGAGCATTATAACAACCTGACCACTGACATGTGGGCGAATCTGAGAGACCAGCTGGAGCAGAGAACAATCGTTATTGAGGATGACGAGGAAACGGTCGCACAGCTGTCGGCCAGAAAATACCGTATGGCCAGTAACGGCAAGATCGAGGTCGAGCCGAAACAGGAGATGAAGAAAAGGGGACTGGACTCGCCTGATAGAGGCGATGCTCTGGCCCTCTCTTTATATCTCGGGAAAATCAAGAAGGTTACAGGAACTGCGCCTGGGACAGAAGCAATCAACAGCCTACATCAGGATAGCTATTGGAGAGGTCATTAACGGGACATGCGTCCTGGGAGAGGAAAGAGTTTAATGAGTTCACGTAGAGTTGAGCTTGGCCGCATAGGTCAGCAGAGATGGGACGGAGTGTTCTCGGAAGAATTTCTTCCGGAGCTCCGAGGTATCAAGGGCGTCAAGGTTTACAAAGAAATGACAAATAACGATGACATTATCGGCGCCATGCTCTTTGCGATTAAGACGCTCTGCAGACAGGTGATATGGTCGGTTAATCCCGGTGGGGATTCGGCCAAGGATAAGGAGGCGGCAGAATTCATAGAGAGCTGCATGTACGATATGCAGAACACATGGACCGACACACTGTCGGAGATACTGTCATTCCTTACCTATGGCTGGAGCTATCACGAGATCGTTTACAAACGCAGGAACGGCAAGCGGAGCAACCGCAACCTGTCGAGCAAATACTCTGATGGCCTGATCGGATGGCAGAAGCTCCCCATCCGATCTCAGGACACCCTGTACCGTTGGGAGTATGACCAGTATGACAACCTGATCGGCATGACGCAGCAGCCACCGCCTGATTACGGGCTTTACACAATCCCGATTAAGAAGGCGATGCTCTTCCGAACAGAATCGGCGAAAGACAATCCAGAGGGGCGGAGCATATTACGAAATGCTTATCGCAGCTGGTACTTCAAACGTCGGATACAGGAGATTGAGGCAATCGGCATCGAGAGGGATCTGGCCGGTCTTCCTGTCATTCATACTCCGGATGGATTCCCGATCTGGGACGCTGATGATCCGGAGGCCACAAAGACATATGCCACACTCGTGACAATGATAAAGAACATCCGAAGGAATGAGTACGAAGGGCTTGTTCTTCCGTATGGATATGAATTCGAACTTACGAGTACAGGCGGGACAAGGCAGTTTGATACGAACGCGATTATCTCACGCTACAACGTGAGCATTGCCCAGACCGTGATGGCTGACTTCCTGATGCTCGGACATGAAGGGACAGGATCCTATGCATTGAGCGAAGATAAGACAGAGATGTTCAATGTCGCGATCAGCACATTCCTCGATATCATCTGCGAGACCTTCAATAATCAGGCCATCCCGGCGCTGATTGATCTGAACGGCAGCCACTTCAACGGAATTACGGATTATCCGGAGATGACACACGGTGATGTCGGCAATGAGGACATCACGAAGGTGGCCACGTTCATCAAGGATATGTGCGGCGTTGGAATCCTGATCCCGGATGAGAATCTGGAAGATTACGTCCGCGAGATAGGGCACCTTCCGGAGCGTTCGGATATACCGGATGTTCGGCAGCCTGACCCGGCCAGGGAAGCCCAGCGGAGAGCACCTGAGAGAACGACAGGGCAAGGTGTGGAGCCGGAGGAGAACGAGGATGAACAGTCGGAAGAAGATCCTGTCGTAGAAGAGGCAAAGAAACGCCTGGGGAGGTGAAGCCTTGGTCATTATGATCGACCCACGGCGTGGAGACCGTGTGAGTGTGAAGAAAAGCGAGGCATCCCAGAAGGTGCTCGATGATCTGGACAAATACATCGAAGGCAATTTCAGCGAACCGATGAAATGGATAGTCGGACTCTGGAGAGACCAGGCTGCTGTAATCACCTACGGTGAGCTGATGTCGATTGTCACCGATGAGGATGTCCCAAAGAAGATCTTCAATGATTGGTTCGGGGACTATTCAAGATTTCTTTCTCAGAAGATTACACCTATGTGGCAGGAAGCCATGAACACTGCAGTAAAAAACAATCCGCTGTTCGCCGGTGTCGGTGAGGGATTTGATGCTACTGACTATTATGTCAATGAATGGATAACCACACGGTCTGCCGAGCTTGTTACCTTCTGTCTCGATGAACAGAGGAAGGCGATTCGCTATATTATCGGCGAAGGAAAGGCGAATAAGTGGAGCATATCCGAGACGGCCAGATATATCCGGCCAACGATCGGACTGACGGAGCAGCAGGCTGCTGCGAACCAGAGGTACTACAACACTGTCAAAGAGCAGATGAGGGAAAACCACCCAAGGATGACGAACGAGGCAGTGGAGAGGAAAGCCAGGGAAGCGGCCGGCAGATATGCAGCGAAGCAGCAACGCACCAGAGCGGAGACAATTGCACGGACTGAGATGGCCACGGCCTACAACGAGGGATATGATCAGTACGTCAGGCAGGCAATGCGCATAGGACTGCTTCCCGTCATGAGGAAAGTATGGGCTACAGCTAAAGATGGGCACGTCTGTGGAGCCTGCGAAGATCTGGAAGGCGTTGAAGTCGGAATGGATGAGCAGTTCAAGGTCACAGTTGGAAAACGGGTACATCGTGAGCTGGCTACGCTTCGGCCTCCGCTTCATCCGAGATGCAAATGCGTGATCATGTATGAAGAAACTGGTGAAAAGGCAGATACAGAGAATTATGAGGATATTACTGATGAATGGCGAAAAAACTATGCTACAGGAATAGAGAATGTATCGGAGGCACAGGAGTACCGAGATGATGACGGGAAAATCTACAAGGTCGATGGAAGAAACGTGAAGCAGGAACATACTGAACATGAAAAAGATGTTGGGAAACTGCTGAGTCGAGCAACCAGACAACCCGTGACACTTGTTCCAGAAGTCAAAGGTGACTTTAAAAATGTGCATACACCAGACTATTTAGTAGGATCATCGAGATCTAAATGGGATCTGAAGGATATCACTACTGACAACAAAGAGGCCATAAGAAATGCGGCGCACAAAAAGAAGAAACAAGCGAATAATTTCATTTTCAATGTAACAGGGGATGCTGTTACGGAACATGTAATTACACAAGCTGAGAATGCATTTAGCCAATATAATATGGGATTCGTTAAGAGCATTGCAGTAATTCGTGAAGATAAGATTCTTAGAGTGCTGCGAAGGAAAAAAGGTTCCGATCGCCCCCCTAGTGGAGAACGAGCGGAACCTTTTTGATGAGCTCATCTTAATTATATGTTTTTGAGCTTATACTGTCAATGTTTTGGAGAACTCAAAGGAGGCTAAAATGAAATCATTTAATGACTACATTCACAATATCCGTGAAGAGCCGCCGAGCCAAATTATCAAAGGCCGGTACGAGATCCAGAAATCCGATGACGAAAAGCACCAGATTTTCGGATGGGCCAGCGTGGCGATCGATGAGGACGGTGAACAGATCGAAGACTGGCAGGGCGATATGATCGACCCAGAGGATCTTGAACAGGCAGCGTATGAGTATATGCTCCTGTATGGAGACGGAGGAGAGATGCATGACAACCCAACGCACGTTGTATCCAAGGTGATTGAGAGTGCCGTCTTCACCGAAGAGAAGATGAAGGCCATGGGGATCCCGGAAGGGACACTTCCTGTTGGATGGTGGGTTGGTTTTCAGATTCAGGATGATGATGTATGGGAGAAAATTAAAAATGGCACATACAAGATGTTCAGCATCGAAGGCACGGCAGAACGAGTCGAGGTCGGAGATGATGACAGAGGGAATCAGGAGGATGGTGAGTAACTGTCTTTTTTGATGCGCAAAATCTGTAGAAAGGAGAATGGCATTGGCGACAAAACTGAAAAACCTGCATCTTTATAAGATCGATGCGGTAGACGATGGAGCGAACCAGCGCGCCGATATTGTTCTGGCCAAAGCGAAGGATGCAGACACCGACGATCCCGATCAGGAAGAAGTCGGATTGTTCAAACGCTTCATTGCCTGGATGAAAGGCGAAGCCGTAAGGAAGGAGGCAACATCTTTTACTCAGCAGTTGAATACCAGCTCCTTAGAGGAGGTCATGGATGAGACATGGGATGTATGCTATGCACTTCGGAATTCAATCCAGTCGATCCTGGCAGATACTTCGCTGGAGGCTGCGGCAAAACAGACAGCACTTGCTGAAAGTGTCGATCAGTTTGCCACAGCCGTGAACGGGTTTGCCGTGAAGTGGACAACAGGAAAGACGGCAGGTATCAAGAAAGGCGCTGAACCTGAACTTCAGATGCTTGAGAGCGATCAGAAGCGTCTGGAAAATATGATCGAAAAATCAAAGGAACAGAAAGGAGAACTTGAGGAAATGAGAAAGATTGACAAGTCCAAGATGACAGCTGAAGAAAAGGCTGCATACGAGGCCATGGTCAAAAAGTACGCCGTCGAGGTCGATGAGCCCGAAGACGTGGCGAAGGGTGCAGTTGATCCGGATCCGGAAGACGACGATGTTGTCGATGACGATGTTGAGAAGTCCAAGGGCAGCAAGCCGGAACAGACGAGTGACAAGGAAGACATCTATAAAGGCATCATTGCCGATCTCAGGAACGAAATCGGAAAGATGAAGGATGATATGCTCACCAAGGAGCTGGAATCTGTCGCTAAGAAGTACGAGGCTCTCGGTAAAAAGCCGGAAGAGATCATCGAAACCCTGAAGAAAGCAAAGATTGCCGGTGTTTATGACGACATTATCCTTGCTTACGATGCAGCAATCGAAGCGCAGAACGCATCCGGCCTGTTCGGTGAGATCGGCAAGAGCCGTGAAGGTTCTGACGCTGGTGATGCCGCAGCCGTCCAGAAGGCCAGAGCTGCAGTCGCAGAACTGAAGAAGTCTAATCCGGGGCTTACAGATGCGCAGGCTCTTGATCAGGTGCTGCTTAATGATCCCGAGCTCATGAAAGAGTTCGACCAGTAAGGAAGGGAGGAACAGTAAATGTCAACTTTTGAGTACAGCGGAATCAATTCGTCCGCAACAGTCGATTTCCTTGCCAAGGCAGAGCTGACTGAACCGAAGGGAATATTCCTCGCTCTGGACAGCGACGGCGTAAAACTTCCGTCTGCCGGTGGGGATGTTGTAGGCATTGCGATCATCAGCAATCAGGATGTCGTCCCGGCAGGTGGACGTGTCGATGTACAGGTGAAGGACATCGGTCTTGTGTATGCATCCGCATCTTTCGCGGCAGGCGCACTGCTTGCCACCGATGCGGCAGGCAAGGCCAAGGCAGCGTCCTCTGGTAACACTGTTGTTGCCCGCGCCCTGGAAGCTGCAGGGTCAGCTGGAGACCTTGTTAAAGTGCAGCTCATCAATGCCGGCGCTGTTGCCGGATCATGAGAAGGGGGGAATAAGAGATGAGAAACAATCATAATAGTGCAAGCGGCATCGCTCTTTCCATTGCGAAAGGATGGAAGCCGAATATGTATCTCAGTAACGTGGCAATGGCTTTCTTCCAGGAACCATCTTTTTATGTTGCCCCGGACATCTTCCCGATCTGTCCGGTTCAGCAGTCCACGGGACAGTATTATATCTTCAATAAGGCGGAGCTTTCGAAAGATCAGGTAGGCCGTAAGCCGGAATTCGGCAAGGTCGCCCCGGCTGTGTTTAGCCATGATGAGGATACTTACAATTGTGTGGTCGACCAGGTTATCGTTGGCGTCGACAACATCGCAGCGCTGAACTATCAGAGATCCGGCGCTCCGGCCACAATTGATCCCAGACGGGCAAAGGCCCGGCTGTGTGCTGAGCAGCAGAAGCTTCACCTTGACGTGATCTTCGCGGATCAGTTCTTTAAACCCACTGTCTGGAATAATGTCAAGACAGGAAAGGCATCAAGCCCTGGAACAAACGAGTTCCTTCAGTGGGGTGACGCAAATGCGGATATCATCGGCCAGTTCGATGATTACAAGCGCGACATCCTGCTTTCCGGAAGACGCCTTCCGAATAGGCTGACGCTTGGTTACGATGCCTATGTGGGCATGAAGAATCATCCGCAGTTCCTTGAAAGAGTAACCGGCTCTGGATCCACTCCGAATCCGGCTCTCGTCAATGAACAGGTGATTGCGACGGTGCTCGGCATTGAGACCGTAAAGGTGCTTTACAGCACTTATAACGCTGCGAACCTTGGCCAGGCTGCCGATATGAGGTTCACATTCAATACCAAAGACGCCCTGCTTACCTATGCACCAGCGAATCCGTCTGTGGAAGAGCCGTCCGCTGGCTATATCTTCACATGGGATATGCTTGGAAACGGTGCCTGGATGGCAACCGACACCTTCGAAGGCGAAGGCGGCACGCACTCTGAGTTCGTGGAAGGTCTCATGTCCACTGATATGAGGAAGACCTGCGACGATTTGGCGATCTATCTCAAAGACTGTGTAGCGTAAGGAGGAAACCGGATGGCATATGTTGTAAAGAAACCTTTGAACATCGCAGGATGTAGACGTGAGATCGGTGAGATCCTGGGAGATGACGAGGTGCAAAGCGCCAGTGTCATCCGGTCAGGACTCGTTGCCTATATACCAGACGATGGCTCTGTAGTGGCCCCAGAAACGCAGGAAGGCGAGATCCATATAAATGCCCCAATAGTCACGAAAAGCGGCACAGAGGTCATTTCTGTGAGCACAGAGGCCATCTTCAGTGCGCTCCTGCTCATGCAGTTGCCACAGGCAGAGGCTTTATCTGAGATCGGTAATATGGAAGATGCTGACATATTGCAGATCGTGGGTGCTTGTGCAGGCAGTGCAAAGGTAAAAACAGCGGCGAAGGAAAAAGCTGCGGTGATTAGGGAAGAAAAGAGCAGTAAGGATGGCACGGGATGAAAAAGAGCTATAACTACAATCCGGCAATGGCTGGCGAATACGGAATGGACCGGATGCGGTTTGAACTTGGCGATGTCATGGTGGAAGGCGGCCCTGATACAGCTGCTCTATGTGATGAAGAGTATGCAGCCATCATAAGTGATCCTGTAATGACAACGAGGCAGTGGAAGAAATTGAAACTCAGGTGCCTTGAAAGCATCATGCGCAGGTTCTCCTATGAGCCGGACACTAAAATGGGGCCGCTTTCTTTGGCTCTTGGGGATCGGGCAGATCGCTGGCGTAAGATGTATGACGACCTGAAGAATGAACTGTCGAGCGGATCCGCTTCTCCGTCATCCATCATAATGCTGGCAGACAACCCTGCGACCGGCGATATTACGCAGCCTTATTTCTGGAACGGAATGATGTCCCATGAAGAGGCTGAGGGCCGGGATATTTGATCCGGAGCAGTGAGGATGCGGAGGTGATGGAATGCAGAGCTTCATGTATTTGAGGCCCGGAAACCTGTATAAAGAATTCACTGTTGAGCAAAGCCAGACAGCTGTGCTGAGCAATGGCAGGCCTGTCGTGGGTTATAACACGGATGACCATATTATACTAAAGGGCTGTCTGGCACAGGCGGCTGCAAATGAGGTTGCACAGTATGACCAGATCGGCCACAGGATCACGCACACGATTGTCCAGAATGGCAGAAGGGTTGCAAAAGAGGATGATCGGCTCCACCTTGGAGACAGGACATTCCTCGTAAAAGGTATTGATGAAGCTGGAAACCTGGGTATCTGTACGATTTATTACGTTGAAGAAAGGAATGATCTTGAATGAGTGGTTCTGTAGCTGCCGCAGTTGAGCAGATCAAGCAGAGAATCGGACAGCAGATGGTGAGCCGTGCACCGAGGGCCTTGAATGAATTGAGAAATAAAGAGATTCAGACTTTGACAAACCCAAGCCCATCTGCCCCTGGCAACCCTCCTGGCATAAGGAATGGAGACCTGAGAAAATTCTGGACCGGCCAGGTTCTGGGAGGTGCAGGAGGTGGAGGCATTGCAAACATCACTGTTGAGATACAGAGTGATGTAGAGTATGCGTCTTATCTCGAACATGGCACATTTAACGAGGATGGCACCCGCAAGATGGAGGCAAGGCCTTTTGTGGATAAGATCAGACAGGCAGCATTGCCAGGCATCGTAGCGATCTATTCCGAGCCTTACTCATGAGGTATATCGAATGGCACTGATAACAACAAAACAGATTGACGTTTTCGATACGTCCTTAATATCAAAAGGGGACTTAATTCACGTAGAACGCTCCAGTTGGAGCGAGCCTAAAAATGGCATCGTGATTTATGTCTCCGGGCAAAAAATTGTATTCCTGCATTATCCCGGAATAGCGAACGTGACAAACAGGCAAGTGCTATATGCTTCTGAGGTGGATGATGGAACATACAAGATTCGTTGGTCATCTGACATGGTAACCGTAAATGAATATATCGCCGAGGAGGTGGGATCCGATGACGCTTGAGGAGTTGATTCGGGGATGGTTTATAAAGAATGAGGAAATAGCAGGCAGAATGGCGAGATATGCCGGACAGCCTGCTATTTTCCTTCAGTCGGCACCGGCAGATAGGCAGACGGGATGGGATCAAAAGAGCCAGTATCCTCGTATTGTGAACACTGTATTACTGAGAGCTGACTCTGAGAGAAAACGGCAAGGGGTATTGACTGTTGATTTTTATTGCGACCTGTCGGCTAGCATACCGGAAGAAATCGAACCCCTGATCAGAACGTCCCTTAAGGATATCCTGATGCAGCCGGATGATGGTCCTCCCTATTGCTTTGCATGGCAGAGGACAGACCCATTCGAACTGGAATCGAGGTCTATAGATGAGAGGGGCGACAAAAGAATAGGCGGGTATCGCCTTCAGTTCGATGTCCTTGAGTTCCCGAATCAGTTCATGACGTACCCGGATCCGATCGAAAGCCTGTCCATCGAATTGAAGGAAGAGTTTCCTGACATGTTCGTCGTTGGGATTGACAAGATTGATAAGTACCAGGTCGCCACAGAGGATAACCCGGTTCTGTACTGCAGGATGGAATCATACCAGACCGACCACGTGTCCATGGGGATTACATGGATCAACTGTAAGATTGCGCTGCATATCATCGCACCGTCTGCTGATGCCAGATCGAAATGGGTAAGGGTGCTGAGTAACTTCCTGATGATGAGTGGGGAAGCCGTTATGACGGATATGACCCCGCTGCGATATATGGGTGTGCAGGCAACGCAAAATGCTGACTACCTGATCACGGGGCAGGTCATGCTGCAGGGTCAGTATACGCTGCCGCGTTACGATCAGGGTTCCGGCTCAGTCGTGAGGGCCGTGAGGATAAAGGAGGGATAAGAATGGCTACAAAAAAGCCAACAGGTGTTCCGGAGAATACGGAACAGAAAAGCTATGCCGGGGGCACGAAATACACGGTAGACGAATTTGCAGCAGCTGCTGATTCTGTCTTTGGGAAAAACATGTCACCCGACATCGTAACGACTGCTCTTTCCATTGATGGCAAGGGGTCGTATACAGAAGCGGAAGCAATAGAGATCGTGATGAAATTTGCAGACAAGGAGGTAAAGTAAGATGAGCGGCTTTTTTATTAAAGGCGAGAAGAAAGACCGTCCCGGGATCTACCACCGCATAGAGAATGCCGGTGGATTTGAAATCCAGGGTGCACGGGAGGGAATTGCGGCAGTAGTCGGGCGCGGGACATGGGGGCCGCTGAACGTAGCTTCCGTCATTGATGCGTCTGCCGACCTGGTAGAGTATTTCGGTACCGGCCAGGGAATGGGAACGGCACAGGAGGTGTTTCTTGGAGGGGCAAAGACTGTTGTCGCGGTCAGGGTCGGATCCGGAGGCGAATGCGCTTCTGTAGTCCTGAAAGATACAGGAGAGACACCTGCAAACGTACTGACTGTTTCGTCCAAATATCCTGGGACGTACCCGCTTTCGATCAGCATAAAGACATCCCTGATCGACAGGAGCGTAAAGGAAGTAAAAGTTTACTCCGATACGGCTGTCCTCGAGACCAGGAAAATTGATGCCGGAACCGGAGAGGTGGACGCGTTTGTTGAAGCTTTCGCTGACAGCTCCTATATCAATGCCAGGAAGGATGCTGCCGGGAACGGCACGCTTGCTGAAGTATCGCAGACAGTCCTTACCGGAGGCGTTGACCCGGTCGTGACGAATGCAGCATATTCGAATGCGTTCGATATCGCAAACTCAGAAACGTTCGATGTGCTGTGCGTCGATACAGATGCCACAGATGTCCACGCCCTTGTCCAGGCATTCGTAGACAGGATCTATCAGGGCGGCGACTTCCCGATGGCAGTCATCTCCGAACCGAAGTCTGTCAGCCTTGAAACCCGTATGCTGCACGCTTCTGCATATGATGATGAGAAGATCATCTACGTGCTGAACGGATTCGAGGAAATATCCGGCAGCCAGATCGAGGGATATCTTGTTGCTGCTCGCGTATGCGGTATGGTCACGGCGATTAACTCGAATGATTCCCTAACGCACAAGCAGATTGAGAGAGCTGTCAGCTTGCTCGAACCGCTCACTGATACGCAGATCATCAAGGCGATCAGGAACGGATGCTTCGTCATTTCGAAATCCGCCACTGGAACAATCAGATGCGAAAAGGCGATCAATACGCTCCATAGTATCACGAAAGAAAAGGACCAGGGCTGGAAGAAGATTCGCAGGACTAAGACGAGGTTTGAGCTGATATACCGCATCGAAGCTACCTTGGATGAAATGATCGGAGATATCAACAATGACCCGGATGGACGTGCGGCGATCATAGCTGCCGCCCAGCAGGTTATGGATACGATGGTAGCAGAAGGGAAGCTGCTGCCCGGTGGAACGTTCACGGTTGATCCGAGCAATCCGCCGCAGGGCGACAGCGCATGGTTCATCATTGCAACTGACGATGTTGATAGCTTCGAGACTGGCTATCTGACATTCAGGTACAGATTTGCACCTGAAGAAGAAGAGGAGACATGAGAAAGGGGGCAAATGATATATGGCGACGAAAATACTTAATCAGGCAGCGTCAAAAAACAGCCGGCACGTCCGCAGCGGCAAGGACGGTGGCCTGTTCAACAGAAAAGGGAAACTGCTCGCAACCATGGAGACATTCCAGGCGCAGTTCAGCATTAACAACCAGAAATATCAGCCGCTTGGATCGAACCAGCAGTTTGAAGTCAACCTCGGTTATGGCGTGACCCTGACGTTTACGGAGATCGTGGTGGAAGACAACCAATTCATCAATGAGCTGATGGAATATCAAAACACCGGCGTGATACCGGAATGGACATTCCAGGGCGTTATAAAGTCCCTGACCGGCAAGTCAGAAGAACGCATGGTATACCGCCGCGTCATCCCGTCCGGGAACATCGACATCCAGAACGTGACGACAGGCGACGCGATCAAGCGTAATTGGTCACTGTTCGTAAACGGGAAGATCCAGCAGCAGGGCAAGCTTTCGATGGAAGGCTGATGCCGCTTGCTTGTATAAACACTGAAACTGTCGCAGGGAATTGCGGGCGCACGAGGGCTTATGCCTGGATGCGCCCGATTGTCTTATTTGGAGGAAAGATATGGCTAAGGACATCATGGAAAATGGAGAGATGACAGAGGAAGCGAAGAAAGAGACATACAGGAAGTACGAAGATGACATCCTCGGCGGCCTGCTTGCCGCTGCATCGTTCAAGACTGACGCAGATGAGATCACACCTGTAGAGATATACAGGAATGGGAACTGCGTGCTCACGTTCCGTATCCGTCCACTGTCTGAGGAAGAGTACCTGAAAGCAAGGCGAGACAACACTGTCTATAAGCGGAACAAGTCCGTAGGCACACGCGTGGTCGACCACGTAAATACGTCAGCTTACAGGTCGCAGCTCATCTATGATGCAACGGTAGATGATGACAGGGAAAAGGTCTGGAACAACCGTGCTGCCTGGGATCGGCTCAATGTCGTCAACGGTATTGATCTGATCGACGTAGTGCTGAAGTCTGGCGAAAAGGACGCGATCATCGACAAGCTCGATGAGATCTCAGGATACCAGCTCAGTATGGAGGAGGTATCAAAAAACTGATTGAGGCCGGAGGGAAAGCAACGCTGTTGCATATTATTTTCCAGCGGCACCATATAGCCCCGGATGACTTCTTTGCAAAGCCTCCCGGGGCTCAGGCATTTATGTTTGCTTCGATGATGAAACAGCTTGAGGTTGAAAAGGAATCGAGGCGAGAAAACGAGGACTAACAGGAAGGAGGTGATTGGATCGTGGCCGACACGCTGAAGGTTGAAATAAACATTACTGCCACTGACAATACAGCCGGTGGAGTATCATCTGCACAAAACAGACTTAACGCCCTGGACAGGAGTCTTCAAAAACTCCAGAAGCAGATCGACAAGATGAGCGGTACGAAGTGCAAGGTCGGGTTGGAGGCAGATGATACGTTATCCAGCAAACTCGCAGATGCTGAGGACTCAGTCCAGAAACTGAACGGAAACACTGTGACGGTCAGCGTAGACGCCGACGATCCGGCTTCTGAAATCCTTAGTTCTGCTGCCGATAAATTGCATGAGCTGGATGGAGATGCCGCCAATATGGAGATCGATGCAGACAATACGGCGAGCGAAGAGATCAGCAGTGCAGGGGATGAACTGGCGAAACTGGACGGAGAAACTGCTACCGTTGAGATTGATGCAGACAGTCCAGCCAACGCTGAGATAAGTGAAACGAGTGACAGGCTGTCAGCTCTTGATGGCAATACAGCGACAACAACTATAAAAGCAGATGATTCAGCATCCGGAGTGATAAGCGAAGCACAGGATCGACTGTCCGCTCTGGATGGAGATTCAGCGAATATCGATCTTGAGGCAAATGACGCAGCCTCAGGACCTATAGGAGAGGTCGAGGATAGGGCAAACGCTCTCGACGGGAAGGTCGTTACCATATTGATCAATGCGCAGGACAGCGCAACCGGAGCAATTCAGAATGTCGCAAGGATGTCCGCGGCACCTCTTGCAGGAGCGGCTGCTGTTATGGGTGCTTCATTTGGCATATATGATTCTATCAAGACTTTTGCCGGATTTGAGGAATCCATGAGCCAGGTAAAAGCGATCAGCGGGGCTACAGGAGCAGAAATGGAATCTCTGACTGCAAAGGCAAAGGAAATGGGTGCGACAACAAAGTTCACCGCAGCCGAGTCTGCTCAGGCCTTCACTTATATGGCTATGGCCGGGTGGAAACCGGCAGAGATGATGAGCGGACTTGAAGGTATCATGGACCTGGCTGCAGCATCTGGCGAAGGGCTTGCGACCACATCAGATATCGTGACAGATGCCTTGACGGCGTTTGGAATGAAAGCCAGCGATTCAACGCACTTTGCTGACGTTATGGCTCAGGCTGCTGCAAATGCCAATACGAATGTTTCTATGATGGGGGAATCATTCAAGTATGTTGCTCCGGTTGCTGGCGCTCTGGGCTATTCCGTTGAGGATGTAGGTGTTGCCCTTGGTTTGATGGCGAATGCAGGTATCAAATCATCGATGGCTGGTACATCACTGAGGCGAGCCATAACTGCGCTTGCATCCCCGACGGATAAGCAGGCTGCTCTTATGGATGAGTATGGAATCAGTCTGACAGATGGCGAAGGTAAAATGAAGAGCCTGGGTGAGGTGATGACTGACCTTAGGACGAATCTTGGCGGATTGGATGAGGATTTACAGGCGGCAGTTGTTTCCGAGATGTTTGGAACCGAGGCTATGTCAGGCATGCTGGCGATTATCAATGCTTCTGAAGGCGACTTTGAAAAGCTGACCGATGCGATTAACAATGCAGACGGGGCTGCAAAGAGAATGGCTGGCGAAATGATGGATAATCTGCAAGGCTCATTCACTCTTATGCAGTCAGCGATTGAAGGTGTAGAGAATACACTCGGGGAGAGACTGACTCCGTACATGCGTACATTTGCCGATACGATCACATCTCTTATGCCGGATGCATCCAGAGTCATCGAGGATCTTATGAATAAGGTGGATGATCTTGCTGCAACGTTATCGACGCGGCTCAACACACTCTTTAACTCTCAGGAATTCCAGGACGCTGATCTGTTCGGGAAAATCGACCTTGCATGGGACAAGATTATTGCAGATCCGTTCAAGGAATGGGCGAATACAGATGGCGTTCCAATGATCGCAGATGGACTCGGGACATTGTTCTCAAAAGCCATGAAGGTATTGCCCGGAGGAGAAGAGGCTGGCCTGACAGACTGGTTGGCTGCCGGAGTGTTAGCAGACGGAGCACTGAAAGCGGCAGGCGGTATACAAACTTTGATAGGAGCACTATCTGCACTTCCCGGCCCGGCTGCGGCGGCTATTGGAGCAGCTGGCCTTGTTGCGGCTGCCGTTGTGGGTATATCCACAGCGATAGATAGCTATAATGCGATACAGGTACAGACAAACCTGGCAGATCATTTTGGCAACTTGGAACTGAGCATGCAGGAGGCTATCGATCTGGCAGGAAAGGTCATTCCGATCAAGGAAGTGACGGCTGAACTGCAGGATGTGAAGGTTCAGTTCCATCAATCTGACTTGTTGAGGACGCAGGCTGAGGCAGAGTTTAACAAAGTCAATAATCTGACATGGAAACTGGCCAGCGTAAAACTCGAAAAAGATGATACCCTATTATCGTCTCTTGAAACAGAAGTGAATGGTCTGAGGACCACATTGATTGAAAAAATGAGGAGTGACGAGAAAGGAACGAACGATTTTATCAAAGCGATCCTTGGAGACACTCCTGACGCTAACGAGATTACTGAAACGATATCGGGATGGTTCAGCGAGGACAGACTCCAAGTCAGGTCGATAAGCGATGCGATTTCAAATATACTCCAGAATGCTCTCAGCGAGGGAGTAAGCCAGGTGGACACGTCTGCGGCGATATCGATCCTGCAGGCTAAAATGATGGAACTGGCAAACGGTTCTCAGATGGCTGAACTTAAGGGTAAGATGGGGTGGCTACAGGCGACATCGCCTCTTGCAGCACTGAGCTCGGACTCATGGGCGAATTACGCAGAGGCAGCAGGATCGTTAATCACTGAATTTCAGAGCACCATGTTCAGCACCTACGGCGACTATTATTCGACGCTCGAGACGTTGAAATATAATGACCCAGGACGATCCAAACAGATAGAACAAATTCAGGATGTTGTGAAAGGTGCGTTCCAGGACTTGCATAATACAGCGTTACTTGAAGGATGGAATCCGCTATACGATTCCCTTAACACAACATACGGTTCTGAAATTACCCAGGCACGCGAAATTGCGACAAGCCCTGACTATAACGACCTTTACGGAAACTTCATGTCCGGTACTGGCGGCATAGATATGATGAATAATCTTGTCCAGGACATTGGAAGAACGATTGGGAGCGATACGCAGGGTGCTTTGCTTGACAGGTTCCAGACAATGCTTCCTACAGTGGATGCGCTGCAAAACGCCATTGATAGTGCGACAGGACCTGTACCGGAAGCAATAAAGACCGCATACAACAATGCCGTTGAGCTTGGTATGATGGCCGGCGATACCGATGCGATGACACAGTATTGGGCTAACCAGATACGCGAAGGATATAACGGCGGGATTGATGAATTCAAGAACGATCCGGCTGTTAACTGGGAAGGTTTGACTGAACCGACGCAACAAGCACTGGAAAGGGCTTTCAAAGAAACGACTTCTGATGTTGACTACGCAGGTATGCTGCAGAACGTTTTTTCAGAATTAGGCAAGGAAGACATCAACTGGGATAACGTGGCCGATATCCTGAAAGAAGGCGGTGTCATGATGACCGAGGAAATGGAGAAGAGTCTTCGAAACGGAGAAGTAGAAAATCTCGATTTCAAAATGAATGTGAAGCCGGAGATCGAGAACCTCGACGAACTCCCTGATGCACTCGCCAACGCCATACAGGATACCGGAAGCGAGGTAACGGAGATTACCCCTGAAGGAATAAAAATCAATCTCGGAGAGAGCGAGATTGACGGACAGACAGCTGCGGATACAATCGCAAATGCGCTTGGCACAACGGTCGATGAGCTTGAGCTTGATGGAACCGAACTGACAGTTCCGATTGATAAGATTGATCTGGAAGCCAACGAAGTTGACAAATCACAAGTCGAAGAAACCGTTGAACAAGCGCTTGAAGGAGAAGCAGGTGATGCCGGAGAAATTGAATACAATGGCAATGTAAATGTCGGTGCCGATGAGGTAAACACTGAAGAACTTGAAACTGCAGCCCAGGAAGCTGCCAGCGAAGTAGAGAGCCCAGAACCGGCAGAACCGAAGGTTGAAGTAAAGCCAGAACCTGGGGAAATTGACACGTCAGGCTTCTACGACAAAGTTGCGGAACAAATGCAGGAGCAGTTTAACACACCGATCCCGATCAATATCTCGATCGATCCGAACTTGGGCGATGCTGAAGCAGGTGGCGAAGGGGCTGCGGAAGGCAACACTGACGCAACAGGTATTTACGACCAGCTGCAGACGCAGATTCAAGGACAATTCAATGCTCCAATCCCGATTGATATCTCAATAGCGCCGAATCTGACAGGCTCGGAGGGTGGAGATGGAGGAACAGAGGCAAGCGAAGGTGAAGCATCTGGCATTTACGACCAGCTGCAGACGCAGCTGCAAAGCCAGTTCAATTCACCGATACCCGTTGATATTTCGATCACACCGAATCTTACTGGCGTTGAAGAAGGAGAAGGAGAAAGCGCTGGATCCGGCGAAGGAGGATCTTCCGGCATTTATGGACAGCTGCAGGATCAACTCCAGCAACAATTTAACGAGCCGATACCGGTAGATATCTCCATCCAACCATCAGGAGACGGTGAAGAAGGTGGTAGCGAAAATGTCGAGGAGATCGTAACCCAGTTCAGGGAAGGCATCCAGCAGGCAATAGAGGAAGAACCTATCGAAGCGTCTGTCACGACACAGGCTACCCTCGACGACACGAACGCAGAGGAAATCTACTCAGAGGCTGAACAGGCATACCGGGATCCGTTTGCAACACCAATAGAGGTCACAGATGCATCGGTCAATGTTACGGCTCACCTCGGAAGCCACAATGCGGATGCAGTCTATCAGGAATTTGCAGCAGCTGCCCAGGCAGCTTTCTCCACACCGGTTACCGTCAATGCAACGATCAACGTCAATGCATCGCAGGGAGGCGGAGGCGGAGCAGCCAATAATGCTGAAGGCGGTTTCATCAACGGGCCGCTCCTGTCGTGGGTCGGTGAAGACGGACCTGAGTTCATCATCCCGGTCGGATCGAAACGGCATAATAGAGGAGCCGAGCTGTGGCGTGCAGCCGGTCAGGCCCTTGGCATGTTTGATGAAATGCCCGAGTTTGCCGAAGGAGGTCTCGTAGGCGGGGATGAAAGCGAGTATGCATCAAGCCCGTTTGAGAGGAATAAGGAAACCGCACAGAATGCCCTGAGTGAAGCTTTAGGCACGGACCCTAACAATTCCTCACAAGGAATGCTAAACGCGCTCCCTCAGCCTATACAGAACTCAAAAGAGCAGAATAACAACACATCTAATGATGTAAGTGTAAATGTATCAATGAACCCGACGATCCAGATCGATGGCGGCGGCATGAACGACGATGACATCGCTGCTGCAATGAAGAGCCACATGCGCGAGCTTGCAGATGACGCAGCATACGAGATCGGCGAGAAACTGGCAGAAGTCCTCGGCAATATGCCGATGGCGAGGGGGGCGTGATGGCAAAAGCAAGTGTGATAAGGGTTGCAAAAGGCTCGAAAGGATACAGCAGCTACAGGGTTCCCCGTCCGCAGAAAGCGAAGATTACGATCAAGCCGAATGGTGGGCCGAAGGTCACAATCTGCATGCCTCCTGAGTCAATAGATTTCGGCGGTAACGGCAAGTTCATGACCTTCGGCATTATATCCCTTGGAGACGTTAAAGTCCCAAGGGGTGCTGCACTTGAGGAGATATCGTGGAAAAGCACTTTTCCGGGCATTGCCAGGGTTGGAGACCCGTACCTGACGAGCCACCAGGATTGGAGGGCACCGAAAGAATATATCAAGCTGTTCAGGCAATGGCGCGACAAGGGAACTAAGGTAACGGTGAATACCGGGACCGGCATTGTCATGGACGCATACGTATCCAAGTTTGAAGGTGAGTTTACCGGAGGGCATGGGGACTTTGAATACAAGGTGACGTTCATCAAGGCACAGGTCGTCACGATATCGACGAACAAGCCTAAGAGGAGATCCACCGGAGAGCGTGATGAGCCGAAACGGCAGAAAGGGTCTACATCGAAAAACAAGCCGAAGACGAGGACGTACACAACGAAGGAAGGCGACACGCTTTGGAAGATCGCCCAGCAGATGCTTGGCCAGGGAGCCAGGTATACTGAGATCGTCGAGCTGAATGCAAACAAGGTTGACAGGAATGTCGTCAAATTCGTCATCAGCGTACCGGACGGGGCAGACCTGTGGAACTCTCCGAATGGCGGCTGGATCCTGAAACTGGTCGGTGGGACGGTCGTCGTCAAGTCAGGATCCGAAAAGGACGGCTACATGAAAGTAAAGTACAGGCAGAAGACCGGGTACATACCCATACAGGCCCTTAACAGGGCGCCGGCCCTTACGCTTGCCCCCGGGATCACTCTCACGATACCTGCGAATTAAAGGAGGGATGCATGGAAATTCAGGCCGGCAAGGTGCAGTATTATGTGTACGCCATCATCAATAAGTCCGAGAAGTTAAACCTCACACAGGCCGTTCAGGATCTTGGGTGGGAGGAGAACGAAAAGGAACTGGCGCTCCGGGCATCGTTTAAGCTGTATAACGCAACGTATGAAAAGAAGAAGCTGTCGAGCATCCTCAAGATCGGACAGCCCATGGTGATCATGGCAAACTGGGGAGCCGGTAAAAAAAGCATAGCGACCGTGTACGTCAAGAAGGCAGTCATGGACAGTACGAAATCCGCAGAGGTTTTTGATATTGTCGCGTATGACTGCCTTTATAACATGCAGAGGTCGCAGGATACCGTCTATTTTGAGAAAGGCAGGTCAACGCATTCGATCATAAGCAGCCTGTTTGGTAAGTGGGGAGTCCCAATCGAAAGATATGATGGGCCGAACGTAAGCCATTCAAAGATCGTTGAAAAGAATAAGAAAATTGCGGATATCGTGTTTAATGTCCTTGATGAAGCAAAGAAAAAGGGCGGCGGCAAAGCCGTCATCAGGGCATCTGAATCAGGGGCAAAGGTATCTGTGCTGAGGCGCGGAAGCAACAAAGACGTGTTCCGGTTCTACTCGACCAACTCGATTGAAAGCCGGTACGAGATCTCTATAGAGCACATGGTCACGAGGGTAAAGATTGTGGCTACGGAAAAGGATGATGACAGGCCGAGAGTTGTAGGGGTCGTTGATGGCAAGACCGAATACGGGATCCTGCAGCGCGTCATCAATGATGCGAAGAGCGATGACGAGAGCGATGCCCGTCAGACCGCCCGGGAAATAATCCAAGAAGACGGATCTCCCGAGAGGAAAAGGAAGATCATCTCACCGGATGTACCACAGATCAGGAAAGGCGACAAAGTGTATGTGGAGTCAGGATCCCTGAAAGGCATGTACTACGTGGACAGCGTCCAGCACAATGCAGCGACAGGGAAAATGACAATGCATGTATCAAAGAAAGCGTGAATGGAGGTGGTTATGCATGGCACAGGGTGACGGCAACCCAGGGGTCAATATGCTGGCCCAGGCAATAGACGACCATGTCAAACAATACCGCGATGACATGAACAGTGAACTGAAAATCGACTATGGGGTCATAAACAATGACTACAGCCTGTCGACGAACACATTCTCCCACCCGATCGCAAAGGGCGATTACATGGTATGCAGGTCGCTCACATGGGGAGAAACGGACAGCGAGATCACGGAGACCAAAGAACCCATTGAGGGTGGCGGTGTGCCTACCCACAAGCACAAGGTAAAACTGCCTGAGAAAATGAGATGGCTGAAACCTGGGGACAGGGTCATAGTCGGATGGGTGCAGAACGACGTCTGCGTGCTCGACATAATTCTGTCGTCAGACGTCTTGGGATAAGGAGGTAAGGCAGATGGCAGAGAGCTTGTTCCCTGTATTCGACATGCCCGACATCCTCGAAGAAGAGGAGGACGAGGAGAAATATCAGCCGTCGGTGTATTTTGACTTTGAACTGGGAGACTTTGTACTTGACGGCGCCCACCGGATGGTCAAGGCCGACGGTCGTGAGGCATACATACAATGGTGCCTCAAGATGGTTGAGACGGAGCGCGATTCGTACCTGGCCTACAGCCAGGAGATCGGCACTGAATTTGAGGAGATCCGGAACGATGACCAGGAATCATTCAAGGCGGAGGTTGAACAGACGATCACAGACGCCCTGATGGTGCATCCGGCGACAGAGTATGTCCGTGACTTCGAGTTTGAATTTGTGGGGGACGAGTTTTATGTGTCGTTTGTCATCAAAGGATATCCGTGGGAAGAGGAAGCATTGACAGCTGTCATAAGGGAGGTGGTGTGATATGGCTGAAGAATTTGTGACACCTGATTTCCTACAGGACGGCGATACAGACCTGATCCATGGGAGGATGCTTGAAAAGCTGCCTGTTGAGATAGACAGGACAGAAGGCGGATTCCTGTGGGACTTCACAAGGCCGACAGCCCTGGTCATTTCGGAAATGCTGCAGTATTACCTGCCAGAGACGATCAAGCTTGCCTTCCCTGATTGGAGCAGCGGCATATACCTTGACATGATCGGGAAGCTCGCAAGGGTGTGGAGGAGGCCTGCGACATTTGCGAAGGTAATCCTGCACCTCGAAGGCTTCGAAGGGACAGTCATACCGGCAGGCACGCTGTTTGCCACAGAGTCACTGAACGGCGTTTCATCCATAGAGTTCACATCTGACGTTGATGTTGTCCTTGACGAGGAAGGCGAGGCAGATGTCCCGGCAACGGCAGTGGAGGAAGGCATTGAATCCAATGTAGCCGCATGGACGATTACGGTTATGCCTGACCCTGTCAGTGGCCTTACGGATGTAACGAACCCAGAGAAAGCTACTGGCGGGTATGACGAAGAAGACGATGAAACGTTCCGTGAGAGGATCCTTGAAGCCCTGCGGAACATTGACAGCTCCTACATTGCGAATGACGCCGACTTTGTCAGATGGGCAAGGGAGGTAAGCGGTGTCGGGGAGTGCATCGTCGTAACAGAAGAACTGGATCCCGGTATTGTCAAGCTGGTGCTTGTCGATGTCTACGGGAAACCGGCGAGCGAGAGGCTTATCAATGAAGTGTATAACCATATCGTATCACCGGATGACCGGATGAAGAGGCTGCTGCCTACTGGCAGCTGCAAGCTGATTGTGGCCCCTGCTGAGATTGTGGTCGTCAACTACACATGCAGCGGGATCATTCTGGAAGACGCGACTATAGATGAAGTGCTGGAAGCGTTCGCAGCATTGCTCCCCGTAGTGTATTCGGCTGCCAAAGCACAAGGGGTGCTGAGGTACAACAACATACGGCCCCTGCTGAAGCAGATAGTTGGAGTCAAGGACTTCGACGACTTCCTGATGAACGGCAGCCATTCCAACATACGGCTCGCCTCGTCGGAATACGCAGATACAGGGGAAATGACATTTACAGAAAGGGCATGATATGGCGAAAGAATTTGACTTAGAGCATTTCCCTGTCAGCCCTTCCGCAAAGAAAATGATGTCGTACATCCCGGAGAATATTTACTACCGGTCTTATGTCGGTAAGTGGATATTCGAGGTCATGGGCCAGCAGATGGATGTCAGCAAGGACATCGTGGACACGCTGGCCGACCAGTTCTTCGTGGATACTGCTACGTGGGGACTGATCTGGCATGAGGAAATGTTCGGGCTGCCGATGCGGCCATACGACACTGACTACGAGGCCCGGAGGAGAAGGATCCGTGCAAAGCGCGATGAGAAGATCCCGATGAGCCCGTGGCATATGGAAGAGATCATCAAGGACATTACCGGATACGACGCCCATGTGTACGAGATCAACGAGACAAATGAGGACGGCTTCGTCCCCACGCACCCGAACCGGTTCAGGGTCATGATCGAAGGCGAGGAGCTGCTGAACCTGAGCACTGTCATAGATAAGATCCGGAAGGTGAAGCAGTCACACACGCGATTTGAACTGGCAGTGTCGCTTATGACCATCCTGCATGAGAATGAGGTGGTTCCGAGGGTTCGGTTCCGGTTCAGCGCGCCGTGGTGGGATTTCCTGCTGAACGGCATGTACAAGCTCGACGGAGAGAAGTTCCTCGGATGGAAATACCCGCCGTCATTCTGGATGGCATGGTACATGCACATGGCTGCGCAGGATACTTTCGGCATCGCAAAACTGAAGCACAGGCTTTTCATGAAGATCCTGCCCAGGACTGTACACAGGAACACGTACAGGTGGGCGTTCCCATGGTGGGACTGGGTTCTCGACGGAAAGTACCTGCTGAACGGCGAAAGGAAACTGCGGCTTACGAGCGCGGATTTCATACCGGTATTCAGGTTCCCGCTTGCATGGAACAGCATGAAACTGGACGGCGAATACCTGCTGGACGGAGAAAGGTTCCTCGGCATGGAGCTGTTCGAATTCATGAGTGCAGACCGATTTGCCGTGGCAAACAAATCCGATCAGATCGTTAAGACAAGGTACAGGTCAGCATTTGTATGGTGGGACTGGGTACTTGATGGGAAATACCCGCTCGACGGCGAGAAATGCCTGAAAACCAGGAACGCCGAGTTCGGGACAGTGATCCGCATGTCGCTCATGTGGCATAACTGGGTTTTGGATGGAGAATACCTACTGGATGGCGAGCGCGTGCTCAGCGGCTGGTTCGACAGCATATTCAGCGACCGGCACAGGTTCGTGGCAGTGAATGAGTATTCGGGAGGCATTGACCTGAACGTCAGTGAGACCTTCAGGACAGGGCTGGAAATCCGGACGGCAAGATCAAAATGGAGCAGGCAGGGAATCACCATGCCGGTGAACACGACACCGGACAAAATTGACATAGGGTTCAACTGGCTCAGGCCAAAATATTTAAACGGGGCGTTCACGCTCAATGGCGCCACCAATCTTAACGGAGGAAGGGAGGTTCTTTAATGGCAGGAACAGTCGTAACAAAACTGGCAAAGAAAAAAATGCTTGAGGCACGTGCCGGCATATCGCCTTTGCCAAAGATCACAGGCATGGCGTTTGGTACCGGAGGCGTCGATGCTGAAGGCAAAGTCATACCTCATTCTGAAACGCAGAATGCACTGAACAATGAGGTGCTTCGGAAACCGGTCGACGGATTTGTCGTCATATCGGACACAAAGATCCGGTACAGCTGCACGCTGATGGAGGATGAACTGGCTGGGACATACATTTCCGAGGTTGGCCTGTATGACGCTGAAGGGGATCTGGTCGCCCTCAAATCCTTCCTGAAGAAAGGTAAGGATGCGGATATGCAGGTCATTATGGAATGTGATGATACATTCTAAGGAGGGGCAAAATGGCAAACCATGATATAGATAATCCGACATTTAATGACCAGCTCCGGATGCTTGAGACAACTGACCCGGCCCACGCCGATGTATTTAATGTCCTTTACGGGCAGCTGATCAGGAACGACGTAGCCCTGAAAAACCAGATCGAAGAGGCGGCAAAAGGATATGCCACGGATGAAGACGTCGAGGAAGTGATACAGGGCCTTGACGGAGGCGGCCAGACACCGCCAGGCATCGAATATGCCACCGATGAAGAAGTCCAGGATGTCATCTCAAGCCTCGACATGGACGACAAGCTGACGCCTGGTACAAAGTTCGCGTCTGACGAAGACGTGCAGGAAGTTATTGAACATCTTGGGACCGAGGGCGAGATCGCACCCGGCCCGAGGTATGCAAGCGACGAGGAGGTACAGGAAGTGATCGATAATCTTGACACAAAGGAAGGCGAAATCATCACTGACAGTGATTACGCAACACAGGAAGAAATCAACGATGTCATAAATAATTTCTTCGAAGAGTGATAATAACCCGGAGCCATAAGCCCCGGGATTTATTATAGCGGATTAGTGGCCACGATCCGTAGCACGAAACCAGCGGGAAACCGCAAAACACATTTCACGCCCATAAGGAGGGTTGAATATGGCTATCAACACAAACCATGTACTGAAGATTGGTCAGGCACAGGATCTTTTCAACGCGTTCGGTACAAAGGCCGACGCAAGGTTCCGTAAGGTAGCTGACAAGATTGCAAAGACAGATCTCGCTACAGCTCTGTCGAATGAGATCAGTGCAAGCACTTCCGGTCTCGCAACACTGGTCGGTTCTGATACCGGCAAGAGTGCACGGACCATCGCAGCCGAAGAACTTGCTGCACAGCTGATCCCGACAACTGCCCAGGAAGCTCTTGATACTCTGCAGGAGATTGCAGCCTGGATCCAGAGCCATCCGGCTGATGCTGCTGCCATCAGTGCGAAGCTGCAGCTTGGCACACATGAAGTAAGCGGTGAGCAGGTCGAATACTCCACCGTCAAGGCATATGTCGAAGCATATGTTGCCGCCCAGATCTCCGACGCGGAGCTTTCTGGCAGTAATGCGATCAGCATTGCCAACAACGTTGTTTCCCTGATCCTTGACACAGCGAATGCGAACGGCCTGGAAATCACATCCTCCGGCCTGAAGCTGAAGACTGTTGTCGCTTCCTCGAACGGTTCCGGCGGATCCAACGGTGCCATGACGGCAGCACAGGCTGAAAAGCTGGCAGGCCTCGAAAATTACACACATCCGGCGTATACGGCGACCACTGGCACTGAGACCGATAACCAGACACCTGGCTTCGGCAGCACCTTCAATGTGTCCCAGGTTGCGTCTGACGCGACCGGCCATGTAACCGGCCAGACAACCCGGACAGTGAAAATCCCGGATAATGCTGTTGTGGCTTCTACGAACGGTGCAGGCGGAAGCAAAGGTCTTATGACACCGGCTGACAAGGAGAAACTTGACGGCATCGAGTTCGCAACATCTGCTGAGGTCCAGGAAGTCATCGATGGCCTTTTCGCCGATGACAGCGACTGATCTCTGACTGATCACTAATAAGTATATCAAAGCGGGGGCTTGTCCCCCGCTGTTTTAAAGAAAGGAAAAGACATGGCGGCAAGTGACGACAAGCTGAAAAAGGTATTAAGGCTGGGACAGCTCAAGTTTTTTGCAGAGCGTCTCATTGTGCCGATCATCAATGCGGTAACTGAAGCGTACGAGCATGCCACGGAAGAAAAGGTTACAAGCTCTGCTGGCGCTCATGGTATCCGGAACCAGAAAAAGAAACTCGAAGTATATGACGAAACGAACCAGTCATGGGACAGTGCAGAAACAGTCGGCGGCGTCCAGGGAGCTATTCTCGGGGCGTATGTTGGCCAGTACGTCAAACAGCTCTCGCAGAAGGTGGATGGGCTTGACGGCGTACAGATTGAGGTTACGCTCACGAGCAGCCAGGACTACCCGTTCAACAATTCGATCCAGACTGTACAGCTCCCGCAGAACAGGAACGAGAAGGACTATTCCGTCACCGTGGAAGTTCTTGAAAAGAATGGCGGCGGCGTTGGTGATTTCGTAATCACTGACAAGCTGCTCAACGGCTTCAAGCTCGCGTACACGGGCGCGGCATCGTCCGTGAGGGTCAACTGCATTGTCCAGGGAGGAATCTGATGGCAAATGTGATTATCAAAAGTGAGGAGCGGCAGGCGCACGAGGCATATGTGCGCCAGTCGTTTGGCGTGCGGGAAGGAGACTCCGCAGGCCGCGAGGCCGCAGAAGTCATAGCGGCGAGATCCCGTGAGGCTCTGGAAACAGGAAGATCGAAAGGAGGATACTGATCCATGATTATTGTAAAGAAACCGGAAGACGCAACGAATGTAATCAACTACGAGGTCGACTCGAAGTCGATCGATTTCGAAGATGGTGAGCTGGTCATCAACCTGAAGAAAAAGGAGAGGGATGATGCAGTACATCTTGATATCTGCAAGGACTATACCGGCGGCCTGATCATGGGCACTGGCAGCAGCGCACGTGAGTACGTTGCACAGATCGAGATTCCCCCCAGGGAATATGTCGAGGTGGAAGACGAAGAAGAGGAAAGCGGATACAGGCGCGACCCCGTACCGTTTGATATTGATAGATGCACCCTTACACTGTGGGAACAGGAGGACTAAGAGATGGCAAATTTCGATGATATGAAACTGGCAGTCGAGGCGCTGACAGGTGGGAAGAATACGGTCATACTTGACGACATGGACATGCCGTCCGTCATGGTTCGTTGGGAGAAGCAGCTCATCTCCGACATCATGACCGGCGGATCCGCCCAGGTGCATCCCGGCTCCATCGTGAACAATGTTGCAAAGACCATGTACGTCGGCAAGTACCAGGGTATCGTCCTGAATGAACGTGCGTACAGCCTTCCGTTCAAGGATCCCAGGGTATATATCACACACGATCAGGCTGTAGCGGCCTGCCGCAACAAGAAGACAACCGGCGGCGCATGGAACATCATGCCCTATGCGCTCTGGTCCGAGATCGCCCTGTGGTGCAGAAAGAATGGCACGATGCCGAGGGGCAATAATAACTACGGTGCTGACGTATCCTATGCACATGAGAAGGGTGTTCCGTCCTGCGCGCCCGATGGAAACGGCAGAACTCTGAGAACTGGAACTGGTTCCGGCCCTGCAACATGGAACCACAACTGGCTGCCTGATGGTATCGCAGATCTTAACGGGAACGTATGGGAATGGTGCACAGGTATGCGTCTTGTAGACGGAGAGATTCAGATCATCCCGAACGCGAACGTCATGGATCCGGATGTCAGCCTCGCAGCAAATTCATCTGCGTGGAGGGCGATCAATGCATCAGGACAGCTCGTGAACCCCGGCAGTGAAAACACTCTGCATTATGACTGGGTCGGCGGAGCGATTACCCTGAAAGCTGGGGCAGCGACCGTCACAGACGCGGGAAGATATACGGATTACAACGCCATAGGCGCCGCTTCCGGTCTGACAGTTCCTGAGCTTGCAAAAGCTCTGCTGATCTATCCGGATACACCTGGCGGAGATTACGGTGGAGACGGACACTGGATGAACACCTCCGGCGAGCGTTTGCCGCTCTGTGGTGGCGCCTGGGTCCATGCCGCGGATGCGGGTGTCTTCGGCATCGACCTGAACTATCCGCGTTCGTACTCGTTCGGCAGCATCGGTTTCCGCCCCGCTTATTGTGAACTGTGAAACTGGCCACTGAGCCACTGTTAGCAGCGCGGTAGCGCTGCATATACCGGGAGACCTATGGAAACTGAAAGGGAAGATGGTATCGTAACTGGGCAGCAGGAACACGAAAATCTCGCCATCCGGATGAAGATCATAGACATGCTTGAATACGCTCTGCCCCTCATCGAGAGGTGGAGCGTGCCGCATCAGAAAATGCTCGGAAACAAGGTGGCTGAGACAATGGAAGAAATGCTGCTGCTCGCAACCGAAGTGCAGTTTTCACCAAGCAAAAAGACAGCATTGAAAAAACTTGATATGCTGAACCACGGCTTACAGGATCTGATACTCACGGCGTATAAGCTGAAATACCTGAAAGGCATATCGTCCAAGAACGAGTGGACGAAGAGATCAGAGGAAATCGGAGCAATGATCGGAGGATATAACAGATGGTTGTACGGCAGTTCCGCCGAACATCCGGCAGGCAAGATGCCATCATCCCGCAATGGAACACATGGCAGGAGGAAGAGTTTCCAATGACGCCTCCTGCATTTGGGAGCAGGTCATCGCGTTTGCCGATCTGTGGTGGCAACTGGAACAATGCCGCGAATGCAGGTGTCTTCAACGTCAACCTGAACAATCCGCGTTCGAACTCGAACGACAACATCGGTTTCCGCCCCGCTCTACTCTCATATGCCAGAGGCCGGAAGTCCACGGACAACCGGACAGCGCGAGAGAATAAAGGGACCTGTTTCCACTCCGGCCACTACATGGTTTGGAGAAAAACGGCTGCATTCCTGACGTGGGTGCCGTCGCCCGTGCGGAGCCAAACAAAACACGGGCAACTGAGAAGGCCGCGAGTAACGCAAGTGGAAGCTGCCAAGCTCTGCAATTCATCAGGGGCAGGATGGCCGCGAAGATCAAGAACGTATTTGACATCATTTTCTCAATGGAAAACCTCCA